GTATTCAACCAATAGTCAACTCGCTTCGCTGTACTAGTCCCAATAAGCTCTGCATGTCTAACAAACTCGTGATGGGTCTCGCAATTCTTGCGAAATATTTTTTCAAGAGAAGCTAAAATAGATCTTAAATCTCTTACCATACAAACGACTTTGGGAGCATATGGCATAAAGGACTTAAACCAATCATAATGAATGGCGGCTCCTCTCGTTTTTATGCAAATAGAAGGCTTTTCTGTATAACTCTCTGCATAGCCGTGGAGTCCTCCCCAACAAAAACCTCTCCAATTTCTAAGAGCTATATGCGGCTCTGTAGCTTTAACTTCTGGGGTGCTTGTGTAATTTATACGAGCCCCGTATAGATATTCCAAAACAGGATCCGTCGCTGTAGCGCATACGTTAGGATTCTGATTGAGAACGCACTGCAACAAAGTACTCATACTTCGGGGCATCGAAGAATTAAAGAAGATGTTTTTTGTCACAGATTTAGGCAATTGACTTCGCGAATTCATGAACATCAAAAAGATTCATAAGATTATCATAAGGACATTCGTATAGTCTGCTTCCAGTCCAATCGTTTTCGTCTACGTAAGAATCAATATTGTGCACAAAGTTTCTCTCTTTAGTTACCTGAATATTTGTGTGCAATTCGTGACCAAACACCTTTGGGTTATTTGCAATCCAACCCACTGTTGCTGGTTTATTTAAAGCAGCAGCTGCATGTTGAATCACAGAGTCAATTCCGATGATTTTATCTACATGAGGAATGATTGCAAAGATGTTTCTGATATTATTATCCCCAACAGAAACGGTTCCTTCAAAACTAGGCTGATTGTCTCGTCGAACGTGCAGAATCTGACCAAATCGGGGGCGCACTGTATTGATTAATTGTTGAGTAAATGCTGGCGGTAAATCCCGCGCCCACGAATAAGGAACAGACTGATTCTCTGCTCCTCCGTTGCTTTGCAACAATAACGTGGGACCATTTTGATTCACAAACCTTTGCCCGTAAATTACTTCCCGCTCAGTAAGAAACAACTCTGGATTCGTTCCATCAGAAGCCACTCCCACCAAATCACACCAGATCTCAACTAAATGCTTCCGTTGATATACAAAATCTTCCGTGTTATAAGGGTCCAACCTAAAAACCCTGGTATCCTTGTTCTTGATGTAGTCCTCGTAGAAATACGGAAAAGAACCAATTCTAAACACCCGATAAACATATGGGTTGTTAATAAAAGCCTCGGGCCAGGCAGTAACGACTATTACTTTTCTTTCTGGAACGGACTTCTTGTAAGCTCTGATCATAGCAGAAGCCAAAATGTTCTTTCCGATTCCACCGTCCACTTGAAATACAGAATAATTGTCTTGCGTCATCAGAGTAATTTAAAATGAAATGAAGGAAAAACAACGCTAAACTGATAAATATAGTTACAACCATTTATGAAACCAAGCTGCACAGTTCTTCTCGAAAAAGCATATTTAGCAATCGCAAAACCTATGCCTTCTGTACCATCAGACGAAGTAGAGTTAGGAACGCCTGAAGTTATGTCTCCGTCCGGATCGATTGAACTGAGCGACGATAGCGCTGGCGATTGTGGCTGTAACTGTAAATGGGCAGCAAATGGTTGTACTTGTGGAGGTTGCCCGGATTGCTGCGTGGGAGATGAAACATCCGATATCGAGGAAGAGGAGAAAGAAGAAGATCTGATGTCTATTTCGAATCTCGATTCGATTCGGGAAAGCATTATGAAGATTGCTCAATTCTGTGCTACAGGGAAACATCTGCACACGTGGCAGCAACAGAAATTAGCAATCGCTATGGACAATCTTAGCGAACTGTCTCGATCCCTCCGTCGGAATCGGTAAATCTGTTGTCTCTAACGGAGACGGCGCGATTTTCTCCGAATTTTCAGAAGACAAATTCCAGCGGTTGCTCCAACAGCCAACGCAATTACTAAGCTGTTGCGCAAAAGGTCTTTGAGTTTCATACTAAAGTTTGTGTAGTATCTTCAGAGAAAAATTTGGACGCAGAATTGAATGCAATACATTCAATGTCATTGAAGTTAAAGATGTCAAGAGCTCTCATATCTCGTTTGTACTCTTCTAAGTAAATTACTCGTTTAATTCCATAAGCAGAAATCATTGATGCGCAGCAACTGCATGGAAGTAAAGTACAGGCAAGCGTCTTGCATTCCCCCCTCCTTAGCAAGGACAATAGATTCGCCTCAGCGTGAATCATATAAGGTAAACGCTCTTCTCTGTTTGCCCAGAATTCAGGGGTTACGTTTATTCCTGGTGCTAACCCATTGTACGCTACACCAATAACTCTGTTTGAGAAATCTAATGCACAGGCTCCTACTTTCTTATAAGGATCTTCAGATCTCAAAGAAGCCACTTGTGCGATTTTAATTGCATACTCGTCCCAGGAGATTCTGTTATTGGTGTTCATTAATTAGCGCTAAGGTATGAGGAGAAATTACCACAAACCCGTCTCGAGATCAACTCGCAGACGTATGAATTTTCAAGGCAATCAAGTTTGCGAAATATGTAAACAGAAGCAAGTCCTTGTACAGCATCATATCCGGGGCAGAGAAATCCCCCAAGCCAATCACCCCTCAAACTTAGCTAACATCTGCTCGAATTGCCATGTTTCTGTTCACCACGGAGATATTATTATCGAAAACAAATTCCAAACCACTAACGGACTATTGCTGATATGGCACTATAAGCACGAACAATCCGTTACTAACCAAGACGCTGTTTGTTTTCTGCAAAAGACCTCTTAGTCTACGCCAGAGTAAGCAGATACTTGAGCTTATTGAGGTTGTGGAGCACTTCGTCTCGAATATTAAGCAAATCTGTATCGGTTCCTTCGTCGATATTCTCGTTAAACGTCGTCGATAGATAACCAGTAACCTCATCGAGCACAGAGGTAACCTTTAGACTTCCGTAATTAAAGATGTCTAAACTAGCTCCTTCGGGATATACAATTCTTCCGTGCTTGCCTTGGTATACCTCCACCATTCCGTCAATCAAATCGTCTAAGCTATCATATGCTTGACCGAACGCTTGATGCTCCGCAAAACTCTTTGTCTGCCAATGAAGAACTCTGAGCTGAGTCTGCAGCTTCATTAAGTTCAAAATAACTTTATACATGATTAGATTGAGCCGGAGAAGGTTTTCGGGACTTTAACGTCTACTCCAGGAGTAGAAGTTGCCGTTTTGTTTTCAGCTCTCCAGTATTGATAAGCTAAGGTTGCTTGTACTGTAGCAACGTTTCCAGCGTCTTTGATATCGTAACCTAAATCAGCAATCGCTTGAACGTATACTCCGTAAAGATTGTAGACCCGAACGATCGAGGGGCCTGTAGCCCGATCTCCCGGTCCAAGCAGAGCCATCGTAAGCACTGAGTCCGGGCCCGGAATTGAATAGTCTCCCGTCGACGTATCGTCGTTGAAGGTCTTAAACGTCTCCTGCTCAAGCAACGAGCGAATGTCGTAGTCCGCATCGCAACGGAACGTGACAGCATATCCCGTCGAACCTGGATAAGAAGCCGTACCTGGAACATTAAACGACAGGCCCATATAAGGCACAGCCACCTGGTTAATCGACCGGCCCGGCAGCGACGCAGTCTCTACATATACTAACTGATCCTCTTGGAGCGGTACTCTTCCAAGCTGCAACAATCTAAATTGAAAAAGACGGGCAAAATCTTTTGTTTGAGCTGCTCTATAAAAATCAACGATGTTTTGTGCCATATGTATTATTTATCTTTTGGCTCCAGATTTGTTAGAACGTCCGACGGAAAATTAAATTTCCGCAATCCCAAATTCTCGAAAACCCTGCAGACTTCATATTTTCGTGCTCTGTTTGTTCTGGGTTAAACTGTTCCCCGAGCACTGAGCGCAGCTTGTGTTTTTGGAAATTTGTGCGGTGGCGCAAGTTTCTGTCTTGATCAAAATACCAATAATTCGGAGGAGAAGCGTGGGAGAAAGCGAACCCTAGCGACCTATAAAGATTTCCGTTGCTAAACCGTCTGTTGGCATAACTTAGAATTTCCGAGGGGGAATGTGTTTTGACGAAAAAATCAAACAATTTGGAAGCTCCTCCAACCACAGTAGTGAATTGTTTGTTACAAAAACGCATGAGCTCTAACGCGGGTTTTGCTCCGGTGATCTTTCTTTTTCCGAAAGTCATCACAGCGACTAATTCGTCTTTAAAGAACAAACCAAAACGGTACTTTGAGTTGTCTGGTCCTTGGATATGGTTCGAAAAAAGAAAATCGTTCTTCACATTAGTATCGATTTCTCTCACTGTGCATTTTCGAGCGTAAATTTTTCTCGGAGTAAGTCCGAGCTTGTTTGCAATCATGGATTTGATTAATTCGGGATGCTGAACCCACTCATTCTCAAAAACATGAATTAACTGGATTCCTTGTTGCTGACAAAGCAATGTTTTGTTTAAATGGTAATTTTTATCAATTCGTTCGTCTGAATGCCAATACAAGCCATCAAACTCAATTGCAATTTTTTTGTCAGAAACAAACAAATCAAGTTCGAGGGGAGGAATAATCCGCTTGCTGTTTCGAATCACCGTAAGACCCAATGTTTCTTCGACGTAATTCCCGATTTGATGTTCCGGAAAAGAAACAGAGACTTTGCGGCATTGGGGACATCTAACATTAAAAGCCTTTGTTCTTTCATAAGAAGTGTTGCACTTGCTGCATTTGAAGGTTAAACAGCCTGTTTTAACAAATTCTTCTTTCGACGAAACGATTTGCTCTGTTCGTGCAGAAAATCTATTACTCCAAACTTCATAATTTTTCGAACGAATCGTTTGTCGCCCTCTTTCATTTCGCTCTTCAGAGACTGCGCGGACCGCACAAGCGGATCCACAATACATTTTGTAACCCAAGCTCAACGTCTGAAATTTGGTATCATTTGTATGACAAACTTGGCATTTTGGAGGACGACAAACATCATGAAGAACCGAAAAAACTTTCTCGGCAAACGTAGAGTCTTCTCGTTGGAGTTTACAGTGCACAAAAACGTTTCTGTAAACATCGAAATCTGTCTTTCTCAAGGTTTGTTTGAAAGAATTTAGCGGAAGGATAGAAACGTATGAAGCTAGTTTCTTTTTTGTTTCGTCGGCGCTCGCTGACAAAAACTGTCGCTGTTCTGCTACACATAAATTATGTTTCTTTTTGTTTTGAATACAATCGTTCGTCTTGCATGAACCAAACCCTTTCTCTATCGAAACAAAGTCTAATCGTTTTCCGCATTCGTTGCAAACCCTTTTCGCAGAAGGGTTCAAAAGACAATAAACTCCTTCTTCAAAAGAACCTCTATTCGCTTTTTCTAAAACAAATTTAAACCACTTTGGGTGGTTGTGTAGAAACAAAATCTTCTTTCCAGCAATATTTTTCTGAGCCTTCAGAAAAGAAACAATTTCTGCTTCATTGACATCCGTACAATCTAACCCCAATGCTTGCATTTCCAATTCTTTTAATTTAGCCGAAACCTTTGTTCCTCGTTTTGCTCTCGTTAAAGATCTCTGACGAACCATATCTGGATCTAATGAAACACAAGCACGGTTACAATACGAATTATATTCCCACTTGCTGTTCACTCCAAACTTTTGAATTTCGTTTCCACAAACCTTACACTTCGGAACTGTTTTTAAACCGTTCACAAAATGATATAATAATTGAGACTCGTTTGTAATAGAATCTAAATTGTTTGCTTTGCCAAATTCTTTGATTCTATTCCGCAAACCATCGTTTGCTTTAAACAACCAAAACAAAAACTTTCCTCCTTGCTCTTTCCGAATTTGTTTGATTTGCTCTTTAAGTGAGTCGAAATTGTCCGCTGAATCCATCGATGATAATTATATACCAAAGCAAAAAAAATGGCCCTTTTGGGGCCATTTTTTGATTTTTGGAGTTCGTTTACAGAAGCTCCGTGAAGTTCTGACCAGTTCTCGTCGCGATGAAATTCACGAGCAAAAATTCTGCAGTCCGCACGGGCTTGAGATAAATGTCCACAACTAACTTGTTCTCGTCAATCGTCTGTGGGGTGTTGTTTCTGGAATCGCAGACGATGAGATAATCGTACAGGCCTTCGGTATTTTTTGCGAAGTCGAAGATTGGGGAGATTGTGTTTTTCAGGCGAGTTCTGGTAAACTCCGTATTCGGTTCGAATACGAAATACTTTAGAGCCCGTTGTGTGGCTCTTTCCAGAGTAAGGAACAGACGTCTGACATTAATTCTGTCAAAGGCTGTTGGCCGGGTCTGGAGCGTTTTTTGGCCCATGACTGTAAAGCCATCAGTCGAGAAGAACACAACAGGGTTAACCGAGATCTCGTACAGACGATCTCTCTGCTTTTGGTTAGGATTAAATGCAATATCCGTTACGCTGAACGTGCCTCTGTTTAAACCAGCCGGGGCCGACCAAGGATAGGCAGTAGCATCATTCTTTGCGAAGATTGCAGCAGCAAACCCAGAAAACGGAACCCAAACATTTCTGCCAGAGAACACATCAGCCACCTTAGCCCAGTTGCCATAGGTAGCCATATAATTGCTCTCATAACCGCTAAAGAACGTCTTTAGCGGGTTAAGAATATGAGTCGTGAAGTTTTTGCTGGGATCGTTGATTACTTTTGTGTCCTTGCCGGATACAAAGATCGGGCGGGGCGCATCAATAATTGCGACGCAATCCTTTCTCGTATCCTCAGCAAACGTTTTGAGCTCTTGTGTTACGGCTTTCCAGTCGTCGTATAAACTATCAACGCTGGAGACATAATTCGTATCATCAAAGGCACTAAGTCCGGAAGCCATGCTATACACAGTTGAAAGACCGGCATCAATGATTACGTCTACTGTGCTATCCTCAACAGTTTCGAGCGTTCTGAGAACCCGATCGAGTTTATTTGGCACAGAACCAATCACTTTTGTTAATTCTTGTGCCCGGGCATCTGGAGTATATACACCAATTGGATACAACCCCTTGGCTTCTGGAG